ACAAAGCTCCCTAAAGATTCTTGATTTTCTTCCATTATTTCTCCTTGTTTGAGGGGTTATAATTTACTAAAAGCGGACAAACTTTACAAGTGTTTTAAGGAGGTAGTAAATGACGAGAAGCTTATGGTCATTCGTCTCCCTGCAGGTTACTCCCTACCTCCCTAAATTTATTAATGTAGCCAATGCAACTGTAACCCTAAATCGGCTGGGCTTATCCAGCTTAGTTAATACAGCGCCATCAATTGGTTCTCTTAGAGATCAGGAATTTTGAAAGCTTAAGCGAGGTATTGTCATTAACCTTTTTGACCTTTCTCAGCCTGTTCACTCCGTGACTAACATGACTACATTAAATTCATTTTCTTTATATTCTTCTTGGTACTTGCCATCCAAGATGTTGGTTTGATTTCTTTAAGCCAATCTTGAACACTTGGAATAAATCCTAAATCCTCTCTTATATGTTGCTCTGCTATTGATCTAACAGGCACTTCTTTATTGTCAGAGTTTATAATATATATTCCAAATTTCTTTTCACACTCTCTAATACCAAGAGTATGATGCCTTAAAGCTCTATGCCTAATATCTGCATAGTAATCTTTAGTTTCATCAAACCATGAATGTATATCGTGATAGTCTAAATGTCTACCACCGAAATACTTTACGCTTGATTTACAGTGATTAAAAGATTTCATCTTTCGTATATCGCATCATCATACCAAATTTCAGGTTCTTTACCATCCATAAAGTATGTTTCTTTTACACCTACACAGGCATATCTATTTTGTTCTCCATCTATACGAAACTCTTCTTTCTTTAAATCCCATACAACTTCACCTTGTCCACCTTCATTATTATACCAATCATAATCTACAAGTTCTGTAAGTTCCCAATGTAATTCAGAATTTAAGTTTTGATCAGGATGTTCTTTTCTAAACATTTCATATTGTTTTTCAAGCTCTTTTTGATTTCTGGTCATACCTTTCCATTCATCAAAGTCTTCTTCTTTATTATGATTCCAAGGTTTATGTTCATATAAATCTGGCCAAGAACCTCTATCATCTTTCTTTTCAAGATTTATTTCTTTTTTCCAACCTTCTGCATGAAAACATTCACCGCTATCACCAGCACCTTCATAATATACTCGAATATATTTATATCCAATATCTCTTAAGAATGCTGCTAAATCCTTTAATGATTGAGCTTTAGACATTCTATGAGCTTTTCTTTTTCTCATCCATTCTTTAGTCCATTCTAGAGATCCTATTTCAAATTCAGCCATTATCAACCACCTTTCTTATCATTGAAAATGGAACATCATATGCTACCATTCCATCTATAGTTTTATCATAACAATCTACAACAGCTCGTGTTCTGTTGATTTTAATTACTTTACCTGATTCTATCTTAGCAGAACCTGATATTTTTACTTCATCACCTACTATTAATCCAGATTTAGTATCTCTGGCTAATTTTTTACTTCTAGTTTTAAGCATTTCTTTTACTAAATCTAAGTCATCAATATTATCTAATGTGTCTATTAATGTAAATAGATCGGTTTTAGTATCTTGTCTCATATTTTCTCCTAATGATTAGTTAATGAAAGTTTCTTATATTGTGAACTTAAAAGCATAAATGTATTAAATACATCTTTCAAATCCTCTTTTTTACCTTTATTATGATTTATATAATCAAATAATTCATTTAAAGCTTTAGTTGATCTGCAAATCATATATCGATTAAAAGGATTTTCAAATAAACAGTACATCCATCCTATAATTACTATTCTTTTACCTTTAGTAATTTTTCTAACTCGATGTAAACGATCAGAAGGATATAATAATATAGTTCCTTTTTTACATTTATATGATTTAATCTCAGTTTCTAATTCAATTTCTAATTCACCACCTTCATAATCACTTGGATTATTTAAAAATACAGCAAATGATACTTTATTAGTCTTTAAATTCGTCAATCCACCTTTAGCAACAGTAAAATCAAGATGCCAACCATAATCTTCTGATTTAGTATATTCTATAATACGACAATCTATAATAGAAAATTCACCACCTATAACTTCTTCCATTAATCTAGTAGTATTATTAGGATTAAAAACCAATTTTGCTAAATCAGCACACATTTTTCTATCAGATTTAATATCAATTTTTGAATGATCGCTAATTATAGGTACATGATATGTATTTGTTGACTTTACAGCAGCTGCAAACTTACCTGCACTACGTTTACCATCAAATTTTACCATTAAATTTTTCATTTTATTAATATTTTCTAACATTTCTTTATCTAAAAAACCTTTTATTTCATGTATCATATTGTACCCTCCATATTTGATTTAATTTTACCTTCCCAATACTCTTTTTCGCCCATTTTATACTCTTCAATTACTTCTTTAATAGATTTAAAGGGCATAATTTTACCTGTAGTAGAATAAAATCCTTTTTCTGTTTTATATCCCATATATTTCCACACAGGTATTTTATGTATAGTGACTATTTTTAAATGTTCCATTTTTGGCATTAATTTCATGTTATATCCTAGTTCATAACCATAATATTCAAGCCAATCTTGGGCATGTTGCATTATTTTACTCATCTTCAACTCCTAACACAGGCAATACTTCTTCTTTTGTATCAGTAAGGCAAGTTAAAACACCTCCATCATTACCTTCATCATCTTGCATTGCGATAACTCTTGTCCCATTGTCTAATATGAAAGTAATAGGCTTTTTATACCACATATATTCTTTACATTCTTCACTTTTCATATATTCTACTTTTAATATTCTTCTTCCAAGTAAAGTATTTTGTGCTTTTTTAGTCCAATATGCATTGCATTCTTTTGAATTCATTAAATCATATTCTTTACCATTTAATTTAGCCATTTATTTCTCCTCCCATAATTTTTAATTTATTAGTTATGCTTGATCCTCTCAATATTTCATATAATTCATTTACTCGTTCAGGAAATTTAGATATATCTTCATCAGGATGTTCTTTTTTCCAATCAAAATCATCATAATCACCTCTAATACTTAATACTGGTTGCCAATATTCTGTAATATCTTCAGATAATTCTATATCTATGGCTTTAAAACAACTACCACAAGGCCAACCATCATGTTGTATTGTACAACCAGTTTCTTCTTCAAGATATTTTTTTAATCCTTTAATTGTCATTTTTTCTCCTTATTATTTTCCAATCTCCGTTTACACATACATGTCCATATAAACTTAACATAACACTTTTATATGTTAGCATTCCATCTTGCCATAAATCTTCTTCTGGTACTTCTTCCCAATTAGCAGGGTCTTCTCCATTTATCATAATATCTCCTTAATTTAATTCTTTGGGACGAACCATCTGTTACTTACGAGGCTATTGAGTGGTCAGGCATGTCGTCCCCGTGTATATTGATAAGAGCATGGTTATATTCAGCCAGAGTGATCCATCAGTCTTATCCTGCACATTATCCATACCTCTTCATTCCTTTGTTTCAGAGTTGGACTAAGTATTGGCATACTTTTAGAGTGACTCTGCAGATGTCTTTTAAACTCTACTGTTACGTATGCCAGGCAATCTAAATTTATTAGAGAGATAATACTTTTATACTTCATAGACTATAGAACATAGGCCCAAGCTCTAATCATTATCTCCATATGCACTCGCCACTGATAAGGTATGACCCTATCTAAAAGTGTGTAGTATCTCTCTAAACTAGTGTGTGGTGTAGTAATGAGGGATATTTCCACACATATTATATACATGCTATAATTATAGAGAGTTAATTGGCTCTACTATTATTTTATAGTTTATTACTACAATATCGTTTAACATAGTTCTTAGTATTTAAACTATGATTTGCACTCATAGCCTACTAATGTTCTATTATTGTCGGATATATATCCTATTATATATACTCCATAGGCGACTGACGCTGTCTATAGTCGACATCAACTGCCGTTCAACCAGTCTGCATATATAACTAAAACCACAATGATCTATTGCGGTAATTCTTTTCTTGGTAATCCATAAGTAGGCATATCTTGATAAGTTATAATATTTTCTTTACTTGAATGTTGCCATACTGTTTTACTTTTAGGACAATAATACAATATTGATTTGCCCCATCTTTTCTTTTCCATATATCCTCCATAAAATAAAAAAGGGACTATGTCATGGGTCGTGAACATAATCCCTTCTTCGATGGTTAGCTTACCAGCTAATATCAGTTCTTTTTACGATAAAATCTATCCAATTCAGTCATAATACCTGCAATTTTTGGTGATTCTGTCTTAATATCTTTAAAAGCTTTTGTTTTGGCAGCTCTAGACCAATCAACACCCATTAAGATCATACTATTCTTAAATTTACTCATAGCTGGTAATTCTCCCATTTATTTTTTAACAATTCTGCCCATAATACAATTATTAAGGACTATACGTTTCAACTGTTTTTGTTGTTTTACCAGTTCCTCAATATACAACAATTCCTGGTAATCACGCAATGATTCATTGAAATCAAATTTTCTCTTTTTCACGTAATTTCTCCTTCTTGTAATGCTTAATACAATATGATATATTACCATTCATAACTTTTGCTCTATCATTACAATTATTATGTTCACAGACTCTAAATGCTCTCATATATTAAAAACTCCTTTTTTTAGCAGCTTTTTCAGCACGTTCTGTAATTTCAATATAATCTTTCCTTAAATCATGTGCTGTTGCAAGATCATTAGGTGTTATATGTTTATATAAACGCTTAATATACTCTACTAGTGTAAGAGTAGTCTTACTTTGTAAAATAGTTTCATCTAAATACATTATTTACCTCCTAATTTATGAATTGTTACAATATACCAATCATCTAAATTTTTAAAATAAGCTATATCAATCAATCTACCATCAGTAATTACTCTAAGTAATTTAAAACCCATACCCCAAGCAGTTATTTTATTACATTTTAAGCCTTCTTTAATTATTGCAGGCCTTATAAAATCTCTTTCAAAAATATCTTTATGTTCTACTAAATTTCCCACTGGTAATCCTCCATTTTATGAAAAGTTTAAGAGTTGAGATTACACTCTTTACGTTGTAACTTTAGGTTAAGGCTCTCGCCAATCTACATTCCTCGTTAAAGGTTTCGACCATATCCACCAATGCTTTCACACTAGTATTACAACAGGCTCAGTAGTTATAGACTACCACTCTTAACAGATTAGGCTATTTCAGCAATTACTCAACTCAGATAGCAAGAGCGACTCACTATTAGTGCTTTTCGTCACAAAACATCGCAGACTTTCGATCTTTGATGTACCCCATTCACAAAGTGTGAGGTATTAGAACCTTATGCTCCTAATCGTGCCAAGTCTTTTGTTTTTTTATGTTATTCGATTATTATTCGTTAAAATAATAGAACTAGTTAACAGGTAAAATTGGTTCAAGTGCTTGACAAATGGCTCACATTCCTTTTGGGAACATAAATACCACACTTTAATACCTTTACTTAATGACTGGTATCATTAAACAAGTTGTTTCAGGCGTTCTTATATATATCTCAATCACTCGAGACATATAAACCTTAACAATGGAATACAGCCTAGTCACCATAACTCAGCTTGTTGATGCTTTCACATAGAATGAACTATGTTACTCAACTTTATAGGCTTATGAAAGCCATCTATTCCTACCTTTTTATTTATTGTATGTCACCATACTCAACCTGATTACCATTCAGATATATTATACTTGTCCACTCACCGAGCGGCTCTGTTTCTAAGCATAATACAATAAGGCTTGTATCTCTGGTCCATTGCTGGTGCTTAAGTATTACTACTCTCACTTTATATATGTTAACCATATACTATCCTAACGACATGATACTGCCGATTCTTACGAATTCTTTGTAACATTTAGTCCCTAGACTACAGGTTGTTACATACCTTTAATATATATCCTCTATATATTCAACACGCTTTAAGTCTGCAACAGTATTAATAATATCAAATCCAGCCATATCATTAATAATATTTAATATGCGACCTAATCTAGCTGATCCCATACCTTTGACTCTACGCAATTCACATACATCTTGCATTACAATACCATAAATAGTATCATAACAGAAATTATCAGCACATAATAATCTATTAACATCACCAGGAGAAAATAAGCCAGGTTTATCTGTTTTAGTCGCTCCATGAATAGTCATAAATGTTATCACCATGCTATATTGCATTTCTCTATAAGCAAATAATGATGTGTTATAATTAAATTTAACAGCCCAACCACCTGCAGTTTCCAAAGGTTCTAATACATGTTTTAATTTCATTGGTAAGCCTCCATATTATGATTAAGATGTGATGTTAAAGCCCTAGGTTTACTATTAAAGTATCTTCAACACCACATACAAAACCTTTAGAATATTATCTGTATATAATATACTCCCATAGTTCTATTTGCAATACAGTGCTCAATTATAGCCCCTTTACCTCTATAATTAGGTGTCATCTACGTCTACGGAGTGACCACGTATCTGTTATAGTGTTTTGTCTCACTGCTATATAAGTGGCTTGGTTAATTCTTACATCATATGATTGCCAATATCTTTATACTTTATGCACTTACATAGTCTTTTAAATCTTTGGAGTTAAGTATAAGTTGGTATTATATATCTTACACACGCACAATATGTTTAGGGAAATAACAACAAACCCTACATGTTATACCTGGTGTAAGTATACACACCATACTGTTTATTCAATAGTACTAACAGATAAGATAATAAATGCATAAAGAGACCAAATAAATGATCTCTTTACACACTAAACTCTATTACTCTTTAGTAACAGTTCCATCAGACCAAGTCTTAACAGTCTCAGTCCTAGTAATAGTCATACCTTTATCGGTATAAGCTGTTACCATAGCAGCATCTTTTAATTTATGCTCTGTACCATTAGCATCAGTAACTATTGTAACAGTTTCCTCACTTGCTACAAATTTATCAACACTTCCACCATTTTCTGAAGAAACTTCAGTTACTGCTTCGTAAATAGTTAAAGCATTACCAACGTTACTAAAGTCACCAGTTCGATTAGCTTTAAGTAGTGTAGCAAATACACTAGCTCCTAATACACTAGTCTTATCAACAAGAATTTTTTCTTCTGGTAATCTTATACGATTAGTCCTACTATAACCTGACATTACTCTATCTGCCATTGTTACTCTCCTTCTATTTAATTATAATTAACTCTAAAAAGAATCAAAAAAACTAAATCAAAAATAACCTAAAAACGATAGTGATAATCCCCTGATAGGGGGTGCCCTTTTTATAAAAGACCACACGATAAAATGCTACAATTTTTAAAACCTCTTGCTTTTGTGATTTAGATCATATTATATTTCACAATCGGTATCTAATATTATTTAGTTATCATCCATTTAGTACCCTTGCAATAGTTCTGCTAAATGGGTCAGACGTTGGGTTGCTCTCCAAATAGGATAAAGAGTTTGTCCCCTACAACCGATAAAAATTGCTTTAATATAAGCTTAGGTATGGGAGTATATTACTGGCTTAAGTGAAATTTAAGGTTAAAATCTTTCAAAAATTAGCTATGCTTTTCAGGGGATAGTTACATCTTGGAGTAAATTATGAAAATAAAAGAGTATGTTCTTAGAGTTATTATAGATGAGGATGGTGATGAGTTAATACATTTATCTGAACGTTTTGATTGTGATGAGTCTAAGGACACATATAAGTTTGAAATTAAAGGCGAATTAGTTGAAGCTCCTGATGATTTACAGGACAGTTTAAATGAACTAGAGGATTCTAGTATATTAGGAGTTGCTTAGAGTAAACCAAACCCCTGGCGGGGATTGGAGTTTAATGAGACATTATAAAGTAAATAAAATTCAACACACAGTATTTGATTCAATAGATGAAGTACCTGTAGATATAAAGTATCTCGTGGATTGGAGGGATGGTCACCAAAGTGATTGGGTACTCTCAGATGACGGGTGCGTCTTACAAATTCTGAGAGAAGGTACCATGTTAAAACCGAAGGGCAAGGTCCGTTCTGTTAGGTATCTAGGTACTTGTACAGGTACTTTTCTAGTTTCAAAGAAAACAAAGATGGATGCATCTAAGCGTGTAAATATATATAGCTTAGGTGGTAATGTAGAAAGAAACCAAAGAATTGAAGATAGGCAAAATCTTTCCAGTAGGGAGGAGATATTTGTCCAGTATATGGCATCTGGTATAGATGCTCGCATGGCGTATCTAAAGGCATTTCCGACAAATGACCCGCACTATGCAGGATTGCGTGCTGGACAATTAGTTAAAACAACAAGGATAAAAACAGCTATGAAAGAAGAATTAAAACCTATATGCGAAGAATTAGATATAGATGAAAAGATGGTACTTAAGGGTATTAAGGATGAAGCTAAAACTGCAGAAAAAGCAGATACAAGGTTAAAGGCCTTATTTAAATTATCAGATATTTTAGATCTTGAAGATAAAAACAGAACGCAGGTAACACAAATATCTGGTGCAGTATTTCAAGGTTTTGATAAAAAACAATTAGAAGAAGTAAAACGACCAAAGGAGATCGATGGGTAAATACGATAAATTTGAACAATATGTAAATAATTTTATGTCAAAAGAAGGAATGGGTCCTTTAGAAATAGGCAACAGAATAGATGAACGCTTAAAGCACTTTCAGAATATGGGAGATATTAGCGAAATGGAAAGAGATGCATTAAGGCATTATTATGGTGCAAGAGCTGTTTCAAAAGCATATGGCACAACTTTAGCCAGAATAGGAGGATGGATGCATGAAGGACTTGATTCTATCTTTCCATGGGAAAATGATGCACAAAGAGATGCTGATTTATATAATAATGAGTTGGCTTTTAGTCATATAAAGGAAGGAATAGGTAGTGATTTTGATCTTACTCAAACATCTGCAGAAGATTTAAAGGAAACATTAAAGATTTTACAGATCCCCCCACCATTATTAAAACGTGGTGAATATTAATGAATAGAAATAAAATAAAAAATTTGTTTATTAATTTAAATATTTGTAATCTATCATACAGAATTAGGTATTAAATTGGCAAATATAAACCTTAATGATGTAAATAAAGCAGAAGAAGAGTTAAGATTAGCTCATAAAGATTTAATTGCTTTTGGTAAACTATTTTTACCTGATGATTTTATGAGATCAGAAACACCCTTCTTCCATTATGAAGTAGCAGACGCTCTTTCAAATAAAGATTTTAGACAATTAGGAATAATTTTACCGAGAGGACATGGAAAGACAGTACTTACTAAATGCAATATTATGCATGACTTTTGCTTTAGTCAGGAACCTTTATTTTACGGCTGGGTCGCAGCTTCTTCAAAGATTTCCGTACCTAATCTTGATTATATTAAATATCATATGGAATACAATGATAAGGTTAAATATTATTTCGGAGATTTAAAGGGAAGAAAATGGACAGAAGATGATATCGAACTTAAAAATGGTTGTAAACTCATTAGTAAGTCTAATCTTTCTGGTATTCGTGGTGGTGCCAAGCTGCATAAGCGTTATGATCTTATTGTACTTGATGACTTTGAAGACGAAAATAATACGGTCACTCCAGAGTCAAGAGCAAAGATCTCTAACCTTGTTACCGCAGTTGTATTTCCTGCCTTGGAACCGAAGACTGGAAGACTTAGAATAAATGGAACACCTGTTCACTTTGATTCCTTTATTCAAAAGATTTTAACTGGCCATGAAATGGCTAAGAAGCAAGGTGATAAATACAGTTGGAAAGTAATTACCTATAAGGCTTTACAAGAAGATGGAACACCTTTATGGCCATCATGGTTTGGTCATAAGGAAATGCAAAGAAAAAAGAAGTTCTATCAAGATTCTGGAACTCCTCAAAAATTCTATCAAGAATATATGATGGAAGTTCAATCAGAAGAAGACTCTATATTTAGTAGAGATCATATAAAATATTGGGATGGAAAGTTTATTAACGATAGTGAAACAGGAATAACATATATATTACCCGATGGAGATGATCAAAAACCGTGCAATATATTTATTGGAGTGGATCCTGCGACTGATTCAGCTAGACGTAATTCGGATTTCTCTGTTATTATTGCTGTTGCTGTCACTCCCGACAATAACATTTATGTCTTGGATTATATTAGGGACAGGACTTTACCTGTTTTGGGAGTTCCTGGAACAGATAAGAAAGGAATTGTAGATTATATCTTTCAATACGCAAAGTTCTACAAACCTACGCTTTTTACAATAGAAGATACAACAATGAGTAAACCTGTATTTCAAGCTATTAGAGCTGAGATGAGAAGAAGGAATGAATTTATTATTCCATTTAAAGAAGAGAAGCCTGGTAATAGAATGAGTAAAAGAGATAGAATACAGGAGATAATGGCTCAAAGATTTTCAGTAGGTCAAGTACATATAAAGAAAACACAATACGATCTACATAGAGAGATCATGACCTTTGGACCAAGGATGGCGCACGATGATACAATAGATGCTTTAGCATATGCTTGTAAGTATGCAC